CTTCGTACATTTATTCTATCAAATGCAGATGGTGTTGTTAGTCCAGTCTTATCACCAAACAAGATAATACCTTGACCAGGGAAAGAAACAACTGGGTTTACTCTCGCTCTGTAAAGTTCGTCTCGTTGAGTTTTGTTTGGACTATAAGCAAGTTTAACTGCTCCTCTAATAATACCTCTGTTTAATCCAGCAGGACTAAACCAAGCGTCATTAGTTAAATCAGTTCTTGCTGACAAACCAGCCATATCTCCGTTTAATGGTACATATCTATATACATCAGAATATCTGTCATACATATATTTGTAACCACTATCAAAGATTACATAACTAGATGATTGGATTGTATTAAAAAATCCAAGTACATTTTTAGTTTGAGTTATAGCAGAAGCAATATTAACTACATCACTTCTTTGTGGACTTGCAAATACTACACAATCTTTTCTTGTTTCAGCGATTGTAATTAAATCACCAATTAAGTTTGCGCTTGCGTTACCAGCCATAATCAATCCTACATCAACGGTTTCTGAATCTTGGAATAATTCAAATGCAGACTTTCTAGCACCGTCAGTTACCGTACCATCTAATCCACCTGTAAAGGTTAATGCGATTGGTCCTGCAACATCGGTGAAAGCAGTTGTCTTTGCTTGACCCCAAGTTGTTCCGTTTGAGTTATGGTCTCCCCAATAGATAAAAGATGATTTTCTGTAAATAACTTCTGGGTAGAAATTATTAGAACCACCACTATCTTTTGCGTCTTTAGCTTTTGATACTTTTTCGTATACTTCTAGTACTTCGCCTTTAGTTCCTGATATAGAACCATCAGCGTCTATAACAACAATGTGTAATTCATCATCACTACCACCAGCAGTTGCTACATCTGGAGAAGTTCCAGGTGCACCACTTACTGAATCGTAATGTGACCATCTTCGTCTAACATTTGCGTTATCTACGATAACTCTAGTTAAACCACCAGTACCAACTCTTTTCTTAATTGTAATGTCGTTAGAAGATACGGCTGTTACCTCGTATTCAATTCCGTCATCATAATCGTTAGTTGCGGCTGTTGTTGAAAATGCAATTATGTCACCAACATTAATGTTAGTTCCACTTGTCATTGTTATAGTTGTGTCGCCAACTGATACAGCACTATCGTTAACGGTTGTTACCGCTTCTTGCTCATATGCAGTTAAAGAAGGACATACAGAAACAGATAATCCATTTCCATAAGCGCCTGCTGTTCTAGCAACAAACTCCCTACCAGAAATACCAGTATAAGCACCATCTGCTAAGTATGTTGAGTTGTAATGGTCAGTATTTTTGACCAATACTGCTGAACCACCGTTGGTTACAGCGTTTATAATTCCAGTGTTTTCAGTTCGTACAACTTTCAGAGCATTGGAATACTGAAGGAAAGATGAAGCAGTAAAGTACTCTTCAAAGTTGCTAGCAGTTGGTTTTCCAAAGATACTAACCAATTCTTGTTCAGAAGAGATAAGCGTTATCTCTCCAACTGGACCTCTTGTAGTATTAAAAGCAAATGCTCCAATACTAGTAGAAACAGCAGGAATTATGTTAGTTAAATCCTTTTCTTGTACGAGAACACCTGGTGATACTTGAAATGCCATTAGGTTTTCTCCTCTATTTTATTGTTTGTATTTTTATAAAAATACATAATGTTTTCCTTTGTCAAAATTCGTATTATTCATACGCCCATATTCAAATTTCTCAATCGTTTATATTTATGAAATAGGGGATCTTCATTAACTACCTTTGCGTACCACGGGATGCCATACCTGTCCATATTCGTCCGAAAATGGTTGCTCTTCTGGTGTATCAACACCATTATCAACGAACCCAAACGGCGCCATATCTTGTTCTATTAACTTCTCTTGTTCTTTGTACATTTCTGCTCTGATATTTCTATCAGTCATTTCTTTAAAATACCTTTGGTTTGCAACCCAACCTAATATAGTTAGACAAGTCATATAATCATCATTACAACCTTCTTCTGCTTGCCAACTTTGATTTTTTCTTGTAAAGGTGGACATTTCTCCGACAATATTAAAGTCATTGATAACAAGTTTATCACTCTCAATAATTGCTTTAATATTTGCAGTACCCATTTTCTTAATCTGTTTAGTCATTCGTACACCTAATTGTGAACCTCTTTGACTGAACATTGCACCAAGTATTTGTCCTGCTCTACCTTTTTGTGTAGTCATTAGTATATTATCATATTCTAATTCATAATGTAAACCATCTGAAATCTGAGCGCCAATATCATTGACTTCTACAAGTATATGTGCTTTGTTAAATTGAGTACAAACTTTCGCAATCATTTCAGGAAACAATATAGGTTTAATTTCATTGTCTCTAAATGTTGCAACAACTTTATATGGTAAATCGGTTACATCAAATATAATAAACGCTGAGAAATCTTTTAGTGTACCTCTGGCAACATCAACCGTACATAAGTAAGTATGGCCTTTTATAGGTTCTTCAAAGATACTCAATCGTCCATTTGTTTTAAGTGGTGTCTTATACGGTGTCGCTTTGATTTTAGCAGGACTGATAAGTGTATCAATACTTCCTAAAAACTCACACTCAAACTCACTAGCAAATTGAGACTCACTAGTGTTTCTTATTGTTTCTTCTTTCCACTTATTATCTCTACCTGGTACTTCTGACCAATGTACTTCAATAGGTATGTAATCGTTTTGTCCTGCTTCAGCGTCAACCCATAGTTTATAAAATTGATTCATTCCGTGAGGAGTTGAAACAATAATAACTTTAGTTGACTTACCAGAAGTAATCGTAGGATAAACGGAACTAAAAAATTGTTCAGCAATAGTTGTTGGTACGAAAGCAAACTCGTCAAGGAAGATAATGTTATATGAACCTCCTCGGACAGCACTTGAAGATGTTGCGGCCGCTACTACTTTACTTCCATTCTCTAATTCTATATTACCTTTGTTCCAGTTTAACACACCTTGTTGTAACCATTTTGGTAAATTCTCATATGCAAGTTGTAGTCTTCCTAATATATCTCTTGCAGTAGAAGATTTGTTAGCAAGAATTGCTATATTACAATTAGGATTAAACAACGCATAGTGTAATAGATATGATATAGTTGTTGTAGACTTACCTGATTGTCTAGGTAGTTTACAAATCGTAAATCTATTTTCGTGTATTGTATTTACAATTTTTTCTTGGAAAGGATACATATCAAAAGGTACTAGTCCTTCGTCAAGTGAAACAATTTGTACATACTTCTTCATAAAGTATATAGGATTATTTTCACACTTCTTAAACTCTTTAATCTCGTCCGAAGTAAACTCTTGTGGTGTGTTTACTTTTTTTAGATTAGGGTTACCTAGATATGCGTCTGACATAACTTAATCTTTTCCTTCAATTGGTGTATCTTTAAAAGGATCGTTTGCTGTGTCTCTATTATTCTCATCAAACTTTTTATCTTTTAAATGTTTTTGTAGTTCAGCAGTTGAACCTACAAACAAAGCATTCTTAATGTTATTAGTTGTCTTGTTCGGTACATCTTTTAGTTTAGATAATTTACTTTGTAAGTCTTGTAATTTATCAACGGTGTCGGCTACATTTTTAATTAATGCACCTGCGACTTCGTATGCTCTCGGGTGTTGCCCTTCTTTTGCAACATCTAAAATGCCTTGTATTGCGTCTTGTCCTCGTTCAATTAAATTATAGTAATTCTCTCTACTATATTTGTAATCGTTTTCTATATCATCTTTCTTTGGGTCTTCAACTCTAGGTACAGGTACAGACTTCTCTTGCAACATTAAATCTGCTACAGGAGTACTCTCTTCTTTGATACCTAAAATATTATTTACTTTGTCTTCTAGTTTACCCATTGTTTACAATCCTAAAGTTTGTATTTAAAACTATTCTATTATTATATGCACTTGGATTACTACTTGCGTTAATTCTCCATCCATTAAAATTTACACAACGATTTGCTTTTGGTTCAACTCTCTTTGCAATAGTTAATTTTTCTGGTTTCTTATCTTTATTAAAAAACTCATTAAACAATACGGTATCACCATCTGTATCTTGTGGATAATAAATGCAAACAAGATGTTCTTCGTGTTCATCATCAATATGTGCTATATTATACTGACCTTCTTTAAAGTCAGGATGTGGAAACATTAAATTAAATTTTGCTCTTAACAATTCTACTTTATCAAAGTCTTTAGTTAACAGACCTGCTTTACCAACCATTTCAGATAACGAATGTTTTATCGGTTCAATAGCAGGATTTTGTGGACCTTTTTGAGGTTGATTATGTAAATAAACTCTATGTACCATTTGTGTAGATGAAAATGTATTCTCATCTTTCATAATACCTTTATTGTCCATTTGATTAGGTAGAATATCCATAGATAGGATATATGCTAACCTTGTAATGTTTTGTTGAAAGCTATTATTTACAACTTCTGGTAAAACATTGTCTAATACTAGTATATCTTCTTTGTTCATTTTTGCCTCTCATTATGTATCACTTCCACTTGTTGGATCATATTTCTTTCCATCATTGAAGAATGATATATTTGTTGTGAATCCAAAATCGTCACCAGGTTTTGCTGTCGTAGGATTCGGTGTTATCACTATTCTTTCTTCTCTTGCTTTATCTATTGTATCTGTACCAAGGTCTGTTTGTACTTTTCTAACAACACCTTGATTTGAAGATGGTCCATATAGATAAGTTTTTGCAGTAAAGTTAATCGTATAAATTACTGCTCTTCTTGTATTAAAGTCTCCGTCATAATTATCTTCGTATGCAATGTCGCCTATAACAATAGGTACATCACGCTTAATATTTAAGTCTGGTATCATATTTATAGTCACCGTATAATCAGGTTGAAAATACGGAACTATCTGTTCCATAATCTGTAATCCGTTTTCTGCTGTTGCAGTAAAGATAAACAAAGAATAAGTTATATTATACGGAACAGGTGTATAATTAAACTTCATATTGTTTTGTTGAAAAGAAGTAGAACCATCATCTGTTGTTGTTCTAGTTTTTGTCAACTTATTTAATTTTCTACTAGGGTCATATTGCAGACCAGATATTTCAAAACCCATACGAGGTAGAATAGTTGAAAATTGTGTATCTTGCAAGTCAGGTTGTTGTGTTAATCTTGTAATAAACTTTTCTTTAGGTGCATATGCAAGAGGCACCGTAAATCGTTTTACAACTGAACCATTTGCGTCTTTTGTTTGTACAACAATCTTATTAAAAATCTGACCAAATGCAATAGTCAGTTTTCTTAATCCTTCGTTATAAAAATGTGTTCCGAACATTACTTAACATCTCCAAATGGGTTACTTTCTGTAAAGTCTAATATATCATCTGTCACCGTTGCAGTATCAAAACCAGCAGCCGAATCTAAATCTAAATTATCAGCGTAAACAGATTTTGTTTGTATACTTGTAGCGGCGTCTCCGTCTGTAGTAATATCATCAAATTCTTCTTGTATTACATATTGAGGATTACCATTTGCGTCACCTTGTTCTAATTGTAAGAAACCAGAATAAGAAGACTGATTTAGTGTACCATCTTCAAGTCTAAATTGATATTGTAAACTTGTATCTAATGATAGTCTATCATCTGCTGAATCTATATCACCAATTCCTGTATTAAACTCTTCACTTGAATATTCAAAAGTTTTACATCTTAATTTGTAAACAGGTAAAGAACCTAATTGAAAGAAAGGCTCTTGGTCTTCAACAAATGAAACTTCAAAAAACTTGTTCATTAAAGGATAGTAAATTACATCACCTTCGTTAGGTCTACCGTCTACTACCAAGTTTGCAGTATCATCAACTTGTTCTTGGAATCTTCTCTTTGCAATTACAAAAGTTGTATCGTCTCTTACTTCTAAACCAAACTTACTAATTATTTCTTGTTCACCTTGGAATCCTTCTACCGTTTCAAAATACATTTCAACTAGATACGACTCGTCAAACCTAGACGCAGAGTCTTCGCCTAGAATTAAATCTCTATTGACAAGAGTTCTTGGTAAATAGTAAACAGCGTGACCATAGATTTTTAAATTTTCAACGATTAAATCTTCTATTAATCTTTTCTCATTTTGACTACCTATGCCATCGCCGCCTTGAAAGTAATGATTAACGGCCATTTTATTTTTATCCTATTAACATTGCTGGGTTTAATTCAAACGAGCTTCTAATTTCTGCTTCTAATTTTTCTACATCTTGTAGTGCTTCAGAATAGATTTGTTGTCCGTTTAATGTAACCCCACCAATCATTGCTACTCCATTAAATTTAGAGAGGTTGGCACCCCATTGTTTTTTAACTAATGCAGTTGTGTATCTCTTTAACCAAATGTCATCATATACATCTGTATAAGTGTCTGGGTCTAGTTTTCTGTATGCGTCAATAACTAGATACTCACCAACTGCTAAGTCGCTTCCCC